TAGTTGTTCTTGAACGACTTCGCGGGCCTGTTGCACCACAGGAACAGCGTGTCGCTGTCATGGCAGCATCCGCTCTCGATCTCCGCTCCACCGATGCAGTCGGTGAGGCACGCTGCCTGACCGCAGCAGCATTGCTGTTGTGATCCGCTCAATCGTCATCCTCCTCTTCCTCTTCCTCCACGCTCGCGTCCTGATCCTCTAGCGTCTGCGCGACCATCGCGTTGCACAGCATGGCATTGCCGATCTGGTGTCGCCAGAATCGGGTCTGCCGCTTTGCGTTCGTGGTCCACAGGATGACCACGGCGTCCGCGCCGTTCTCCTCGATGAGCTTCCGAGCGGCATGCTCCGCATGGAACAGCGGATCGAACTCGGATTCCTCTGCCTTCTCCTTGCGCGGCATGCGTTCCTCCGTCATGCGATGCGGATAGCCCTGATTGCCGTCGCGTTCGCGACTGGAGTTCCCGTGATTCCCTGCGACTGCGTGTAGAAGCTGAGGAGACCCGCTCCAATCGATGCGCCTTGAAGCGAAACCGTGGTCGTGGATGCCAGAGTCACGACAGCCGAGCAGCATGTCGATGACAGCTGTGCGCTTGTGATCGCGCTTGTCGGCACGATCTCATGGGTGGATGCCAGCGTGGTCGATCCGTCGTAGAGTCGGATTCCATATCCAAAGTCCGCAATCAGAGCCGCGCCAAGATTCGTTGCGCCAGCAGATGCGTGCGCGATCACAAGCCATGTGCCAGCCGCGAGGGAAACGCTGGTAAGGGTCGAGTACGAGGCCGACATCGCCGTGTTCAACGACATGGAGGCCGACGCCGTCGTGAGGCTGACGGCCACGGTCTGACCAGTGAGGAACGCACCAGACAGGCCGTAGCCCATGCCTGGAGATGCTGGCGACACCGTGACGGTCGTGCCATCGTCGGAGATCGAGACGATGTTGCGCTGTTCCGTGATCTCGATGGTCATCGGGTCGCCTCCGAGGAGAGTGTGAACGAGCCCTGAAGAAGCCGCGTCACGACCGATCCATTCACGATCTCAAGGTCGTACACGCCGCCAACAGGAAGATTCCCCGTGTCGGTCGCGCTGATCGTGATGTCGATCTGTCCGACGAGCGGAGTGATCGTGATGCCCGCCGCAGGCGACGAGGTCAGGCTGAACAGGTATGCGTTCGACTGGTAGGTCGCACGGCCCTGCATCCGCGCCGTGTATCCAGTGAGGTTCACGGGATTGCCTGCGGAATCCTGGTACACGATGGTGCGCGTGAATGTCGCACCCTGCTCGATCTCGAAGTTGTAGATGCCTGCGCTCATCGGGCCTCCTGAAGCTCGTATTCTATGTGCGTCTTGTTGTTGATCCAGATACGCAGCCAGACCGCTCCTCGCGGCTTGGGCGGCGCGCCGCGCTCGATGTTCCAACCCTCCTGCGGGGTGAACTCGTCCTTGTAGCCAGCGGTTCGGACATGCGTCTGCCTGTCCGTGAAGGGCACGCCTTGGTTCGTGATCCTGAACCGCTCGATGGGAACCATCCAGTGGTCGTGCGTGTGGCCCGTCCAGACGATGTTCGCGTCGGGCAGGTACACCGCCATTCGGGCCGTCTGGATGACGCCCCTCGTGACGGCGCCGCCTCCGCCGTAGCCGTGATGACGGTACATCAGCAGGCTTGCGCTCTTGCGAGTCTGCGGATGGTTGATCATCAACTTGACCCATCCAGCGTAGCCGCAGGCGTGCAGATGGGTGGCCCCCCTGAGCTTCAGGCTCTCCACCGTGCGCTCGGTCAGGTTCGTCTCGTGGTGCTTCAGGATGGCCGTCTCGTGGTTCCCAAGGCCCATCATCACCCAGTTGGATGCTGACGGCTCGTAGAACTTGACGGCCTCCTCGACGAGCCTGTCGAGGTAGTTGCCGTACTGGTACTCGGGACGCATCGCTGACCTGTCGGCGCGCTTGTCCCACCTGCCCTGCATCGCGCAGTGACAGTCGCCGTTGTCGAGGATCAAGGCGCCCATCTCCTTGGCCTCGCGCAGGTGACGCCGCTCCATATCAAGATCGGTATGTGCGTTGTCGTGGTGGGCGTCTGATCGAAGCAGGAGCACAAGCGGATCCGACTTGGATGCTCCAGCGCATTCGACACGAAGCACGGACTTGTCATCCTTGCGGACCTTGATGCGGTCAATGCACATCTATTTCCTCGGTTCGTTCGATACGAACGATGGTGGCACCAGGTACCACCCTTCAGGAATCGCGATCTTGTTCCTTGACAGGATCCACTCGCCGTTCACCCTGTGGTAGACGAACATCATCGTCATCGGACCCACCCGCATCGGGCTTTCCTCGGGCACGAAGACGGTCCTGCTCGCGCATCCACTCATCGAGGCGAGAGCCAGCACGACGAAGAGCATCACGGTCGCTGTCGGCGTCCACGGCCACCACGCCTTTCTCGGCGCGCCGCTCAAGCCAGTTGAACAGCGCGAGTGCGATTGCTGCGATGAATCGGTCAAGCACCGCATCACCGCTTCGCCATCGTGCGGGAAACCTGATAGCCGAGGGCCGTCAGGACGGTCGCCGCGAGGCCGATCACCTTCTCGCCCGTGCTCTCGGCGGGGAAGATCCCCGACGCGAACATAGCGCCGACGATCATCGCGGCGACGGACAGCCAGAACTCGGTGGTCTTGTATCCAGGCTTTACCTCGGTCGTTTCGTTCGTTTCGCTCACAACTTGCCTTCCTTTCGGGCGTTCTCGATGATGTCTTCGAGCCTCTTGATGCGGTATGAGAAGCCATCGAGCTTCTCGTTCAGCACGCGGACATCCGTGTGCACACGGTTCAATGCGCCATGCAGCCACCCAGCGGATCCGATGATGGCCCCGATGAGTCCCACGACGGTCGTAAGCTGATCCACGCTCATGCAATCCTCACGGCGACGAGTGTTGTTGACTTGCTTCCCGACCCCTCCGATGCCGCGTATGCCGTACCTGTGCCGCTCTCGACCTTGGCGCCGAGAGAGATGGTCGCCGTCGATGCGACCGTGACGATCCCCGTCATGCTGAGACCATGCGGCTGATTTGTGTGCTGGACATGCATCGAGCTCGATGCGATGAACGCAGAGGATGTGTTGTTGTATACGCGCGCGTTGAAGTCCTGCTGCGACGAATCGCATCCGCCGCTGATGCCGCCCGTGACCAGCCATGTTCCAGCAGAGAGGCTCACCGTCAGGACATCGGACCACGAGGTGGTCAGCGATGCGTCAACAGACAGCACGGCGCTCGTGTTCGTCAGGCCAGTCGATGCGATGGTGCCGTTCGCATCGCCCTTGAGCAGGTAGGCGTTCTGGCAGGTGCCCGATCGGACCTCGCCGACATGATAGATCCTGTCCTTGTCGATGGTCCCGACCGTGCTGAGGCTTCCAGCAAGCGGCTTGTGGAAGTAGGTCCATCCACTGGCGGAAGAACCAGAGATCTCGTAGACATCGTCTGACACGCCATTCGATGTCCGAAGCACGAGCTCGTCCGCCGTCACGGCGAACCTGTCGTTACCCGTCGTGTTCGCCGTGAATGCGAGAGACTGCGCTGTCACGGACACGGTTGATGATGCGTTCAGGCTTATGCTGCTTACGCTGCCGCTGATGCTGGCCGTGAGGTTGACTGGAACCTCGCAGGTCAGGAGCCCAGGCAGGGATCCGACGAGTTGCGTCAGCCGAAGGTTCGCGCCTCCACTGAACGATCCAGTGCCCTCCTTGAAACCAACGACGGAATCACCAAATTGAGAACTGTTGTAGAAGGCCGCAGGGCCGACCATGCGCGTCTCGGGGGCCGTGTTGGCCGCATTGAAACCCGTGATCCACATGCGCGCGGTCTTCGGGTCCGTGACGATCTCGCCATAGTCAACTGGAGACGGCGTGACTGGGGCGGGAGCCATCGTGTTCGAGTAGTGCTTAGGTCGAATAGGTCCAGTGATCATTGCACAGCTCCAAGTAGGCTCGACGCCGCGCTATCCATCGAAGCAGCCGTCGCCGATGTGCATGGGACATACGAGTTGGTTGGATATGCACCAGACATGGCTGGGAACGACTTGCCCCTGTACGAGGTCCAGTAGTTCCTGATCGAGGATCCCGCAAGGACATTCGCACCGTTGGTGGGTAATCCTGCGGAAAAATCAGCCGATGCAACCATGTGGAACGGCATGAGACCAGCGATCCCATCGCCCAGCACAGGATCGCTCGGAGGCTTGATGGGAACGATGAAGTACGAACCAGAGTCGTGCAGATATGCTTGGATGTCGGGAACGGAAAGCGACGGCCTGTCGTATCTGACCGAAGCCGTGATCTGTTCAGACACGGAAGGACTGATCCATCCCCTGCCAAGAAGCGCGGTGACGATCTTGTCCGATCCATCGATGAACCACGCGATGTCGCCCGCATGGGCCGTCCTGTGGTCCACGAGGTGCATCGGAGTCACCGATGAAGGCGACATGAGCTCAAGGAAGCAGATGTCCCCAGGTTCTTCCCAAATCTGGTATCCAGCGTCGTTTGCAAATGGTCGCAGCACCTGCGATGTCGATACATCGACGATTGTCCCGTCGCCACGGATCCATCGGTAGATGGTCGCTGCGTTCAGGTAGCTCCCAGATCCTCGCCACTGCTCCACGGTCTCGGAAGACCTTGAGTTCAGCTGTGCGTCGAAGCAATGTCCGCACGCCATGATCGCGACATCGTTCAGCAGCCATCCACTCGGAGGGTACGAGTTGAAGTACGCTGGCCTGTTCGCTGGATCATTGATGTCGTTGTACGGAAGGTATGCCGATACATTTATATCTTCGTCAACAGCGCCTGTGGAGAATGTCCTGTACCGCGCGACGATTCCCTCAAGGCTGTATCGGTAACCATACAGGGGTGACGCGGGATTCCATGCGTATGGCCTGAACACTCCAGCGGTGCCGCTCGACCATGTGATGGTGTGCGGCTCGTAGAGCCAGAGATCCTGCGTTGCCGCGTCGTATGGATACGGGATGAGAGCCATCAGGTGGTCCAGGTTCCACCGTAAATGCCACCGCTCGCGACGATGGTGTAGACGCTGTTGATCGTCGCAAGTGCCTGCGACACCGTGGTCTCCGTTGCGACATTCGCGGTCGATGCCGCATCGGTCACGCGGCCATACGCATCGACATCGACGCTCGCCAACTGATACGAGCCTGCTGGGCTCGGCACCAGTGGAGTCAGACCGCCGCCGCCAGAAGCCAGCTGCGACCATGTGTTCGGCAGCGCAGACAGCGTGTAGTACAGGCCGCTCGCCTGCACATAGACGAGCATGCCGACCTTCTTGCGGTCGGAGGAGATCGCATCGCGCGCCGCGTTCGTCGCGACCGACATGAGACCGCCGCGCCCATACTCGGCGATGTGCGTCGGGTTCACATCGGTCGGCTCCACGGGAGCGATGGGGACGCCTAGCGGTAGAACTGACTCAGAATACGGCATTTATCCCCCAAGTATCTCATCGGCCCGCGAGCGGGTCAATAGTCCCTGCGCGACCAGGTAGTCCATGCCAGCCTGCGTCGTGGCGTCGGTGTTCAGAACCTCGTGGGCGCATTCGAGCTGCATCAGGAAGTCGGCTAGAACGGCGTCCGAGACAGCCGACGCCCGCAGGGCGGCGCGCTCCACAGCGGTGAATCGGGTCAGGTATTCCAGGGCGGTGTAGGCGACCTCGATCATGCGAGCCTCACATAGACGGCGGGCGGGTTCGTCGCGAAGAACGAGCCGCTGCCGATGGTCAGGGTAGCTGGCAGGCCGCTCGCGTAGGCGGAGGTGAAGGTGAACGCATCCGTGTGGACCGTGCCTGCTGGATCGTTCGATATCGGCTGCATGGAGGTCGCGTTGTGCGCCCTGACCGTGATGGTCGCGCCTCCCGCATGCAGGGCAAAGTAGTACAGGGTGTTCCTCAGCAGCGTGTAGGACAGGCCAGTGGTGAGCTTCGTGCCCGTCGTGGAGTTCGAGATCGAGCTCCCGCTGACAAGGGCGGGACCGACAGGACGCATGTTGGAATCCGAACCGTAGATGCCCGCCCTTCCGTTCCCAGACGCCGCAGCCGTTGTCACGGCGAACGCAATGGCGTCTATCGCCACATCCCAAGGGAACATGACGGGGTACATGCGGAGACCGTCCGCCGTGATCGTGGTCGTTGTCATCGTCACTGAGGTGTTCGCCCCAGACAGGTACATGCCTGCCAAGGGCTTCGCACGAGCCACGACATACGGGGCTGGGATCCACGCACCGCTGCCAGCCAGAACGGTCGAGGCGCCAGCCGTGCCGCTCGCCGACAGTTTCGCCATCGTCACCGCCGAGTTGGCGATCTTCGAGGTCGTGACAGCGTCCGAGTCAATCGACCATGTGGCGCCCGACCCACTGACTGTGATGTCGCCCTTGTCGCCATCGGACACGCCTCCGCCGCTGGCCGCAGCCCACTGGCCGTCGCCGCGCAGGAAGGTCGAGGCGCTCGGCGTGCCCGTGGCGTTGATCTTGGCGATGGTCACCGAGTTGTCATCGATGGTCCACACATCGCCGTTGCCCGTGACGGAGATGTCGCCCTTGCCGCCGTCCACGACGCCGACCTGCACGATGGTGTTGTCGGCTCGGCGCATGTAGACCGTGCCGTCCGCCGTGTTGAGCGCGAGCTCCCCGAGGACGAGATCGCTCGTGATCGGAACCACGCCAGTGACATTGCTGCGCTTGAGCAGGATCCTCGGCATCAGGTTTCTCCAAATCCGCCGCCGTCCACATCAGGCTCCGTGAACGGCGATGTATCGCATTCCCCATCGACGGCGTTGGTCAGCGAGAAGTATGCAACCGTCAGGAAGTAGTCGGGATCCTCGAAGTTCGGCACGGGCGCCTGATACAGGTGCGCAAGCACGATGACGGGGCTCTTGTTGCCGTCGCGGTCCATGCCGATGGGCAGGACGGAGAATCCAGCCTGCGTCAGCGGGGTCTTGTAGCCAGGTCCAGCGAAAGTGCTCGTGTTCGCGAGCTCCGTCAGGTTGTAGGCGATGATCTCCTTGCCTGCGGGAACCTGATAACCCGCACCCATGTTTGTGCCATATCCAGCACGCCTCAAGCCACCGTGATATGTGGGTTCGTCTCCTGACGGCGTAGTATCGTCCTTGTCAGCCAGCTGGATCGTGTCGCACTTGTATCGCCACACATTCGGAGACACTTCCTCGTGGTCGTAGATCCGAAGCATGCATGGAATGCCAAACGGCCATTCGGCGTGGATCCTCGTGCGGCCAGTGATCGTCTTCCAAGATGAAACCAATCCCGTGGATTCGATCTCTGTAAAACCGTCATCAAGGACGGGGCCAAGAAGAGGATCATCAAGGTCGCCGTAGATCCTCGTGGTCGGGAAGCCAAAGCCCTTGTCATCTGTCTGAAGGCGAAGTTCCAGGAACATCGCTCCAGCCCAAAGTTCCGTGTAATCGGGCATTACCCATCCACGGAACCAAATGTCGCACAGACCACAATTAGTCTTGTTTGCAAATGCCGATACATCTCTGTCAGGAGAAGGCGTAGTGCCGCTTTTTATTTCAATTCTATTTGCCACTGTAACTTTACTAGTATCTCCAAGGGCAAAAAGATCAGCCAGTCTTCCACTAGTTATGTCTGGCAATTCGTCGCTGTTCAACACGGCGAATCCAGCCTTGCCCTGTGGATCCAGAATGGCACTATCAAGTGCAGTTCTGATTCCAGAATTGAAATCAAACCAAGTCAGTGCATGGAATGCATATGACTCTGTCGGCAGTTCCATTGTGGTTGTATCTGCAACATTGAAAACATTTGGCGGCATGCCATTTGCATAATGAAACAGGGGGAAGTAATTCCTGATTCTCCCCTCTTTCAGATCAATGTAGATAGGCGCCGAAACCACGCACTTGTTGGCAAACCCAGTGAGATATCCGAGCGAACCTCCACCCAGATTAGTGATGCTTCCAGCAATGATGTCCTGCCCATATTTGTTCAGGAAAGCTGGGAGCATCCTTGAGCCATCCGCTATCGAATAGCAGTTGATTCTGATTTTCGAGTCAAACCGAACCAGCGCGTTCTCAGGATCTGGAATGCACGAAAGCATGATGTCGCTTCGGCATGTGATGTCATCTATGAGCTGATATGCAGGAACCTGGCTCTGCAAAAGAGCATAGTTGACACGGGTATCCCATCTAATCGGAAATGAGGATGGCACTGCTGGCGGCGCTGGCGAGATCGGCGTCAGTTCTTTGATGTCCGTCGCATATCGATAGATGCTCTCATTGGCAGAAACAAAATCATCCAGAACTTCGCTAACACATTCCTTGCGCGTCGTATTGAAATTGCTTCCTGTCAATTTTGCCTTCAACCCGCCCGCATACCAAGACGGCTGATTCATCGTTCCAAATATTTTCGCACTATCAATCCTGTATCCCCTTGCCGCCCATCTTCGGCATCGGAAGGTGCAGAGATACAGAGCCTCGGCCTTGTATGTCGCTGGATCGCCAGGATTGGTTGGAGGAACCTGCGGACCGAACTCGCTGATCATCAGCGGCTTCACATCGGCAAGCACCATTCTCGGAAAGATCGTGCTCTTCGACTGATCGCGAGATCCGACGATGAAGTAGATCTTGAACCCGTTGTAATCGTCCGTGATCGGCCTAGGCTCGCTGATCAGCCTGTCCAGCTGGCTCTTCAGCAGGAGGCACTTGAACTCGGCCCATCGGGACATGCCCATGATCGGCCACTTCATGCAGTTGATGTCCCTGCAATCGATGTTCTGGCGCTCGATCTGCTGCTGAAGCTCGCGAGTGAGCAACGCAGGGCTCTCGACCACATAGCCCGTGATGTTGTATTCCTCGCCAGACGCCTCGAATGTCGGGCGCTCGATCTCGATGCAGACTGGTCCCTGTGCCGTGCCGCTCATGCGAGGTAGGTCTCCGTGGTCAGGCCAGCCGTGTAGGAGGGGTTTGTGGGAGAAGGAACCTTCTGCGACTGATCGGGAGGCAGCGCAAGCGACTGCGGGTTCCACTCAACGACCATACGAGCCTCGCCGTTGATCGTTCGCGTAACGACCTGCCACGCTGGATCGGTCGGCGATGGACCAGGTACGGATGGAAGGTCCGAAGGCGGCGTGATGCACATCTCGCGGGTCATGTTCGACACGAGGATGCGGTTGCCGTTCAGGTCGGCATGACCGCTCGACACATTGTAATCCATCGTCGAAACGACGGACCGAGTCGGCTTGTCGTTGAACAGCCTCTGCGGCGGCTCGTTCTTCTTCGCGCCAGAGATCTCGTCGCGCTGCTCGATGTGTGGAGCGGTGATCTGGAACTGCTTCGCTGGCGATGACGCGCAGACGGGCTGCACATTGATGATGCCCGTGTGGACGCGGACACTCGAATGGCCCTTCGTGAAGTACGCGGGGTTCGGATCATCCCGCGTCTTCTCCATGTCTCCCTGATTCGGTCCAGTCTCGACGGCTGGATCCTTGGGATTCACATACCTGAAGCGCGGATCGGCGAGCTCTCCGCCCTGCTGCTGATCGACGATTGCGTCGTACACGCTGTCGGGGAACTCGTACACGACGGGGTTCTGCTCCAGCCACTGCAATGTGGTCGGAGTCGGATAGTTCAGGTTCGCTGTCTCAGGCGAGAATCCGCCGACGCTCACGCGGGCGATCAGAGCGCGCCCGTATGCGTCTGGCATGCGCGAGGGCACGAAGATGAAGTCCTGATAATTCGACTGCGGGTCGGCAGGAAACGGGATGGTTGACAGGATGTTCTTGAGCATCTCCGCCATCGGAGGGAACTGATCCGCCAAACCTCCGCCCTGAGAACCAGAAGCTGGCCTGAACGCCTGGTTCGAGGTTGCCTTGGCGGCGACCTCGTAGGTGATCGCGTTCTCAGAGAGCATGTTCTCCTCGGTGACGCGGATCTTGACGATCAGGTCGTTCTTGTAGTTGATCCTGTTCTGCGACAGCCTTACGCAGAGGGTGAGCAGGGAGCTCGGCGGAACATCCTTGTCGCCCTTCACGCTGGCGACGAAGTGCTTGATTCCAATGGCCTTGTCCTCGTCCAGACCGCGCTCGAAGGTGTACTGGCAGTTTCCGACGCGCGCAGGCGCGGGAAGACCCCTGAAGAACTCCTGATCGGTCACATCGAACATCAGGCGGTTGCGGGACTCGTCCACCGCAAACTCCTGCCTGACGCGCCTGAAGCCCTTGTACAGGTTTCCAGCGATCCAGCGCCTGTAGTAATCGACCTGATCGGGAATGGCTCCAGACACGACATTGCCGCTGTCCACGAAGTCAACGACCACATCGCTTCGGATTCCGTCGCCAGCGGGACCAGGAACCACGCCACCCTGAGTGTTCTGAAGCGTGGCCGTGTTGGAAGCGCCAGCCCTGTCGAGGGGTGCATTGGCTGGCTTGGCTCCCGTTGAGGAGAACGCGCTGCGGGAAACCATCTCCAGCATGCCCGTCTTTCGGATGGTCGTGGCTCCGACATCGTCGATGCTGAAGGTCGCGTTCATGTAGAACGACTTGACCCTGTTCTCGACCGACGCTCCGTGATAAGACCACTCCGCCACGAACTGGATCATCAGCGTCGATGTTCCAGTGATCATCGTGATGTTCGCGCTGAAGAACGGGCCGCTTGACTCGTCTGGTGTCGCGTTCGTGTCGATGACGGTCCATCGGTTCGCGACGGTTCCATCCATGTCGATCTCGATGACGAGACGCTGGCGCGGCATGTTGAGCTTCGTCATCAGCTCCTTCTGGAAGCGGAGCGATGTCGGCACGGTCGCAGCGAACGCGCCGCCATCGATGGTGGCGGCATTGATGATGGCCTCGCCGCTCATACGATGACGCTGCATCGTGCGACCAGGCGTGTTGGCCGTTGCCTCGGTGGTCACCGAATAGTCGGTGATGTTCACCTGCTTCATGGTGAAGCCGTTGTATGCGACCTGCGTGTAGCTCATTGCCACCATCCTGTCGGACCAGCCTGCGGCCTGTTCGGATATGGAGAGTTGAACGAAACCCGACCAGATGTCATGGTCTGGAGATCGGTCTGGAATCCAGCATTGGCTGCATTCTTGATGTTGCCAGTGATCTGCGCAAAGATCGCCGCCCTAAATGCTTCGTGCTGCGCAGCACTTCCTAGGCCGTAACGCTGTTCGTAGTAAGAAGAGAATAATTGAAACGCAGTGAAAAGAGGATTGCTCACTCCTGAAGACGGACCGCCAAACAGACCCTCGTATGCAAGGCCGAATGCAGTTCCCAAGCCAAGCACGGATTCTCCGACACGAGACGCAAGCTTGGCAAATGATGTTCTGAATGGAACGATTGCCTGCTGGTAGGAAATCTGTGCGGCGGTGTACTGAGTCATGGCAGCGCGAACACCAGGATCCTGTGCAACCCGCATGTTTGCGATGATTCCGCTCACGGTTGCCTGAGATTCGAGTGTCGCCATCACGGGATCGATCTTCGAAAGCTCCCTGCGCTGTCCCGCCGAGAACATGGCGATTGTCTTGACAGCCGACATGATCGTCTGAACCACACCCTTGAGCAGGCTCAACACCGAGAGAACTCGTCCCGTCATCGTGAGGATCGGTCCAATGACGCTCTGTCTCGGACGGTCTGGTCCAACGCCTGGCCTTGTTGGAGGAGTCCTCGGTCCTTCAAATGGAACAATCGGACCACCACCGCCATACGGAACAATCGGACCGCCAGTACCAGTCGGATCAATCTGCGGAACATTCGCGGATGTCACGCGAGTCATCGCCGTTGTCGGCTGTGCAGTCAGCGTTCGCGAGGCAAGCCTGCGGAAGAACTCAAAGTCGCTCTGCCGACGCGACTGGCTGAACCGACCATTGTCGCCTGCGACAACGAGTCCAGTTCCATCGATCATCGGCACATCGCCGCGAGCAGAGATACGCGCCAGCCCAGAAGCCTCACGAGCCCTGCGGCGTGGCTCCTCGACTGGACTAGGATCCCATGCAAAGTCGGTCTGCGGGCGATAGGGGACGATCTGCTTGCGCGGATCGACATGGAACACCCGCTCCACCGAGACGCGGGAGCTCGTGGGCCCGACAGGTCCGCGCGCAGCCGTGCGGTCCGCGCGCACTGACATCTTGCGCAGAACCTCAAGGATCGAGCGCACATTCTGGTTGATCGCGCCTACGGAGACATTCATCGCCCGCAGGACATCGAGCATCGGTCCCATGTCGAATGATCCGCCTGCGGCTCCGCCACCCGACTCGTCATCAGGCGGAAGATTCACGGTCACGACATTGATCGGTATGTCAGCCATTCAGATCGCCGTGATGGTGTATGTAAGCGAAGGCGCCGTGGTCGGATACGCGCGGCGATACAGGTAGTAGGTTACACCACTCTCCACGATGGTGCCAGTGCCGAGCGATGGTCCGCTCGGAGGAGGGAATCCAAGCCTGTAGAAAGGCTCAACACCAGCAGGCGTCGAGATCACGATTCCTCGGTTGTGCATGTCCTCGGGGAACGCGAACCACAGGTAGATCGGCGCTGGCCCGATGGGATTGCCAGTGACCGTCACCGTGTGCACCACGGTGTTGTTGTAGTTCACCGTCAGATCGTCGAGATCGGGGAATGTCGGAGTACCGTCATCCCATCCCGCGACGAACTGACCGACGATGGGCCACGGAAGCGCATACGAGCAGACATACACATCCGTCATCATCGCGAAGTTGGGAGCGACGGGATTCCGACGCACCGCACCGCTGGAAACGAACCTGATGTCGATCCTGAGCAGTCCCGTCAGGCCGTGCTGGATCAGAGCCTTGCGGACCTCGCTTGCCCTGGTGATGACGCCCTTGTCATCTCCAGCGATCAGTCGGCTCGCCTTCACCGAGTTGTCGCTGGCGACTCGGACGATGGTCGTTACGGCGAACCGCTCCGTCACGAAGCCGAGTCCAGTGCGGTTGAGTTCGTTCTGCGCTCCTCCAGACAGCGGGGTGATCTGGACGGCGAAGTCCATAGCCTCCGCGAACACAGGTTCCTGCGACAGGTACACACGGCTGTCTGGAAGGCCAAGCACGGTCTTCAGACGCTCCCTGACGGCCCTGTAGACCTGGTCCTGTGTCGCGTAGATCATCGAGCACCCCGCTGCTTCAGGGCTTCCATCTTGACGCGGATGATGTCCTTCTTCGGGGCTCCGCAGTCCTCAAGGATGGATGCATTGGCCTCCGCCGTGAGGCACGCGGCAATACCTCGCGAGAACATCGCACTCTTGAGCGCCATAGCCATTCGGAGGTTAGCCATGAGTCCGAGCATCTCCTCGCTGGATTTGCAGGCTGATGGGGGAAACCCATAGGCCGCAGCGAACATCGCAGCGGCCTTTAGGCGTTTCCCGCGCGCTGCATCGCCTTGGAAAGACGAACCGACAGCGCCCAGATCTGGTTGTCGGTGAGTCCTTCATGGGTGTCCATGCACTCCTTCATGGTCTCGATGATCACCGACTTCGGCGGATCCTCGTTCTCCTTGACTCGCTCGACGATGAGCGAGGAGTAGATGAGGGCGTCCACGCGGTAGTCGCGATCTCCGACCTTGAAGATCACATTCCAATCGTCTTCGTTCGTATCGATCTTCTGTGCCATGTCTTGCCTTTCTCCTGCTTAGACAGCTGCCGTTGTCATGAAGGTCGTTCCGCTGGCTGGGGCGACCGTCGTGAATGACATCGCGATCCGCTTGACCGCGTTGCCGAGATCCATGTACTCGGGACCGCTCGTCAGCATGACGCGCGGGAAGGTGAACTTCGTCTCACCAGCGTTCGTCGGCTCGATCTCCAGTGCGAAGATGCGAACTCCAGTCGCTGGATTGGCGTTTCCAATGGTCACGCCTCCAACAGTCGCAAAATCTCCCTGGTTTGCGATTGTGGTGGAACCAGTTCCAGTACGGGCCTTCGAGACGAGTTCGGTGAGCTCATCCTCATTGATGGACACGAATGTCACATCGATGACAGCCGTGCTGCCCGAGTAAACGACTTCGGCGATCATGTCGCCGCTGTCGTTTCGGGTGAAGATGCGCTTGTGGTCGGTCACGGCGATGCGGACGAGATCGTCGTTGTCCGTGAATCCAAGATCGATCAGTGCGCCTGTGTTCAGACCCCATCGCACCGTGGTAGGGCCATTCACATGGAAGTCGGTTGCTGCTGGCATGGTTCTCTCCTACCGCATGGATGCGGCGGCAATGTCCCGTAGGGTGTTCCTGCTGATGTTGTTCCAAGGACGCGGCGGGACAGCGAGACGCTTCACCACCACGAAGTCCTTGCCTTGCTTGAGATCGCCCCAGTTCCGCTCCCTGCGGTCGGCGATTGTACGGCCAAGCACGACATTCCTCGCATTGAAGCCCTCGGCCTGCGACTTGCCGTAGTCAGCCGAAAGGATCGTGAATGTCAGCGCGTATCCGTTGGCGCCATCGGTCCGCGCGCCCATCGTCGGGGCTGTCGGGTCCATCCTGACGCTGTTGAGAAGCCTGCCCGTGTCAAGCAGCGGCGGGCTGGCGTTGCTGCGGTCCGCGCTCTCTCCGTTGAAGCTGAGACGGTCCCAGATCCCAAGCGGCGCAAGGCGCTCCTCGGAGCCTCCATTGCTCGAACCCTGCGAGGTCAGCAGGTTCGTGCGGAGCTCCGTCAGGACGCCATAGGCGATCTGAGCGGCGATCTGAGCCTTGCGCGCCCGTGTCCAGCTCATACCGCCCTGTAGTTCCTTCTGGGGAAGAATTCGCTGTCCGCGACCATGTGCAGATAGCCGCGCTGCTGCGCGGACATGATCGAGAGTTTCGGCTTGCTGGCCTCGATGTTGTCGGACAGCGGGAAGATCCGCGCGCCGTCCCGCAGGCCGACGAGGATCGAGTTCGCCTTGTCCATCCTGTCTCGGATCGCATCGCTGAACTGACCGCCACGGCGGGCCATCAGGATCCCGATTGCGATGTCGCAGGTGAGCCCGATCAGGAGCCAGTTCGTCTGGCTCTGGAGCAGGTCGAGATCCGCCTCCGTGTACAGGCCACCACGGAGCGCGAACGACTGGATCTCATGGCTGGCCCGCGTGAGCGATGCCATGATGATCGTGTTGGAGGCATCCACGACCCCGTCAGCCTCGGCGTCGATACCGAGCTCCGCAAGAAGCCGCTCGTCCACGGCGTCCTTGAACTGCGCCACGGTCGCGTATGGAACGGGCATAGATCCTCCGAAACAGGGGCGGTGGGGTTGTAGCCCCACCGCCCCCAGGCAAGAGAGGGGAGTCTGTCAGGTCGAGAGGTCGGCGATGTACAGGCCCGAGAGCGGAGCCGTCAGCGCGAAGACCGAGTTGTCAACGACCGAACCACGGGTGCGGCGGTTGATGGGGTCATCGAAAGTCTCGACCGTCATGTCCTCGTAGACGAAGTTCGAGATGGTGGCGAAATTCGAGCCACCCTCGACGCCGACGAGTCCCTGCGGACGGCTGAGGAACAGGATCGCGTTCTCGGCGAGGATGTAGTCCGCCGCACGGGTCGCGCCCTTCTGCGACGA